GCCGCTTGACGAGCACATGGGTCGGGAAGGTATCGAGGCGCTGCGTGTAGGCGCCGGAATACATCGGATTGAGCAGGGCGTCGAGGTCTGAGCAGATGTCCTCGAAACTGCGCTCATCGGTGCCGACATCGTCATCGTCATCGTCATCGTCCATTGGATCGGCGCGCATCGCGGCAACGTCTGCGCTCTTGGTGGCGCTGTCCGCGACCTCGATCCCGAGCGTCTTTGCCGCCGCTTGCAACTTCTTCTTGGCGCTCGCCTTCGCACTGGCGGGAATGTCGGTTTGATCCAAGCGCGACAGCGCGGCTTTGACATGCGCCGCGTCGGGCTTGCCATCGGCGTCCTTATAGGGCAGGTGGCGCTTGCTCTTGTCATCGCCGGCGTTCGGCTCTACGTACGCGAAGCTGGAATTTGGCAGTTTGTCCTGATCGGCCTGCGACCAGACGGCGCGGATGGCGTCATCCACCGGCAACCCGGCTGCCTCGTAATGCTCCTGCGCGGAACGGGCCGCGACGGTGGCGTAGAGGTTCGCGGGCACCGTCGTGAGCGATCCCTCGACGATGGGCCAACGAATCATGTCGCCACTACGCGCGTCCACCTGCACGAGATGTTCCACGCTGCCGCTGCTGAGAAAGAGCTTTCCATCCTTGACCATCTTGCGAATGGCGTCAAAATACTCATTCTGCTTATCCAGTTGCGCCTGCATCCAGATTCCGGCATCGCGGATTTCGAGGCTGTCGATCCGGCCTACAGGCGTGATACCCGTATCGGGGTCAATGCCGTGGGAGTAGAGCAGTGGCCTCCCGGCAGGGAACCAATCGAGCGCGTACTCAGTCTGCGCGGTGAAGCGCGTCTGGTAACTATCTTTGTCTCCTGCAAGGTGGCCACGGAACGGAACAAGCCAACCTTCGAGGCGTGTGTCATCATCGGCGGCAATACGCAAGGCTTCCATCGTATAATCTCCTTAGTGTGCTATAGCGACGAAGCGAAAGGGGCCGATGATGCTGACGCCGATTACAGGATGGTGGCAACCGCTGCCCTCGCATCCGTGGCTGGGTTGGTCGTCGGGTCTCGGCTGGACTGCGTCACATGACGGTACACGAATGGTGGCTATGACGGGTGGCAGGGTTCCCTGCTGGTTCTGCGATGGCTTGAGACGGCGATACAAGCCACCGCAATGGATCGCGGCCATCCGGCGCCGGTTCCGTGCCCTCGATTCTTTGCCAACCCTGAGTGACGGTATGTGTGTAGAATCATAAGTCTAAGTCCACTCGGCTGCCAGGAAGATGCGCCGTGGATTCAAAGCGCGACCTGCGATGAATGCGGTCGCGAAGCCTTCGTATCGGTCTATGTCTCGTTCAACCTTGCCGATGATCCGTCATTCGACATGGACGGATGGTTGGCGGCAAAGTCCGAGGGAACGCGACGGCGACTAAGCGACGAACACCGCGCAGATTGTCCGGCCGCCGCCTAATCGCTCAGGCGCGACGGCCCGTGACCACCGCGTAGATAATCACGATCAGCGCGATGACGAGCAACAAATTGATGAGGCTGCCGCCGACGCTGCCGATGAAGCCGAGCAGCCAAAGGACGAGGATCACGGCGACGATCACCCACAACATTCGGGATGCTCCTTGCCGCATCGGCGGCGATGCGTTCAGTTGACCCCGGTAGCCCACAAGCCCCAGGCGATAAAGCCCAAGCAAAACGCGAGGGCTTCCACGTTCCAGGCGCGCGGCGTGCCCGTACCACCGATGATGAAGACGACTGCGAAGATTGCCGCTGCCAGGAAGAGCAGTCCGCTGCGCCAATTGAGCGAGATAGAAGCGAGAACAAGTGTCATCGGTTGTCTCCTTTATGCTGCGCTATTGCTCGCACAATCAGCGTGACTTCCGCGTCCAATTCCTGCACGCCATCATCAACGAGGTAGGGTGTGCTCCGTGCGCAGTCCGTGAGCCATGAGGCGAGTTCGACAAGCCCCGCGTTCGCCAGGCGATCAGTGATCGGACGGATGACGGCACGCGCCTCGTCAGATGTCGTAACGTGTGCCATCGGAGGCTCCTTTATGCCGCTTTCGCAAGCACTTCGGCAGAGACAGGCGCGTGCCCGTTAGAACTCGCTGGCGGTGGCGCATTGGGATTCGTCCCTGTCTCCGGGTCGGCAACCGCCTGCACCAGTTGCGGCTTCTGCGCGGCAGGCAGGAAATCACCGTCCGCGTGCGGTGCGAGGTTCAGCGCGTCACGGTACTCATTCGGCGTGATGACGCCGCGATCATAGGCGTCCCGAATCTTAACGACTTCCGCTGCCGTTTGCGCCGCAAGCGCCTTGACCTTCGAGACATCGAAGCGGCAGACGATGTTGACGCCGAACTCCGCTGCGATGTCATTGGTGTAGGTGTCGCTGAAGCGCCGCCAGTAGTTTGCCAGCGTCGTCTCAGCGAAGAATTCCCTTTGTTCAGAAATTGTCGCCCGGATACCCGCTTCCAACCCGACCAAAAGGCCGACGAGGATGGCGGGTACGCCGAAGGCCGCACAGACGCGGGATTCCGAGATGCGCCTGAGCGCAGGGAACTCAAGTTGTTGCAGGTTGAACCCAACGCTAATGACTTTCGTGCCCTTATCGACAATACCGACCTTGCCGCGATTGCGGCCGCCGTACTGCGCGCTGTAGGCCGCCTTGATGAGGTCTGCATCGTCCTGAGTGGTGACGGGGCCCGCGACTTCGAGGACGGTCCCAGGGCGCGCGTCGTTGGCTAAGAGGCTGCCGACGTACTTGGTTGCCTCATTGTCCGCGCCGATCTCGCTGGCGAGCACCTGAAGCGGCCCTAGCCCCTCCACCATGCCGCCCGACTCGCCCATCGGATCGGGCAGGTTGAAGAGCAGCACATCCTGGCGCGGGATCGGCACGTAGGTCGTTGTACCCGGCACAAGGTATGACCAGCCCGCCAGCACGCGATCCGCGCCCGCATTGTCCGCAATGCCGTAGATCGGGCCGACGCGATCAGGGCGCAAGGGCCAGAGGGCGATCAGCCGCCCCGCGTTGTCGCGCTCCTTCCACCACGTACTGCGTCCCACCGCGCCGCAGTGTAGCGTCACCAGTTCCCAGAACTCGTACTCGGTAGTGAGCGGGTTCGGGGAGCGGATCAGGCGGCGCAGGTCATGGTTCCACGGTAGCGCATCGCCCTCTTCGCCATCCGCGAGCAGGATATGCGGCACCAGCGGCGGTTCCGGCACGGAGGAGCAGAGCAGGCGGAGGACTGCATAGACAGCGGCATTTCCCTTGACGCCCTTATTTACGAGATCAGCAAATGTTTGGTTTATCAGCCACAAAAGATTGCGAAGATAGGCCGGTACTAATGATATTTGCTCAGCGATCTTCGCGCCCGTCCACAGAAAGGCGGTTGCAATCGCGGTACCCGTCGCACGGAGGGCAGACTGGAATCTATTCACAGGCCGCCTCCATAGCGTCAGTGATTAGCCGTTTTGTTGTCTCAGGTAATCCGCCAACCGCTCCGCCGCGCGCTCCTCGTCGGTCAGGGGCGCGGGCAGGTGCTCCTTGCGGAACTCCGGGTCGCGCCGCAGCCAGCCGAATGGCAGGGCGTCCACGCGATGCGCCGCCCAATGCTTGCGCGCCAATGCCAAGGCGTTCACCGTATCGTCGTGCAGCCCCACGGGAGCGGTATACCGGACGCCGGTGCGCGTGTACTCGTACTCGAACTCTTCCAACTCGTCGACGATCACGCAGCCCGGTAGCAACTCGCCATCCGGGTAGCGGATTTCGGCCTGCTGGATGCTGACGGCCAGCCCCTCCATCAGTTGTTGCTTCGACGGCGCGCTGTATTTGTATCCCTCGTAATTCTCGCGACCGTCCGCCTGCAACTCTTCGAGGATCGGATCGCCGACGCCGGTGGAGTCCACCAGCGCGGGCTTCGTGCCGACCAGTTCGATGATGCGCTTCGTCGTCGTGCGCCACGGCCCCTGCCACCGCTCGTACCGGCACGTATCCCCGTTGATGTCGAGTGCGATGCAGACCGTCCAGTCCACCGACTTGGCAAGGTCGATGCCCAACGCGACGGGCGGCAATGACGAGAGCGGCGCGACCTGCGCGCGGATGGCGGCGAGGCCGAAGGGGTTGCCGCCGTCGTCCGATGCCTCGGCGAGGTAGAGTTCGCGGAAGACGTTATCGGGCAGGAGGGCCTTCGCGTCGGCGATCTCGGCGGCGTCCAGTACGCCCGCCTCCACCGCATCGTAGGCGGTGATCTTGGCGTAGTGCATGTTCTTCGCACCGGCCTGTGCGCGGCGGGCGAGCTTGTAGAAGAAGTTCTTCCGGCCTTTGACGTTGCCGATCAGCCGCACCGGGCCGCGCGTCTGCGTCAAGGTGGAGCGGAGCGCGTGCCAGGATTCTTCCTTCCACCTGCTCGCCTCGTCGCCGACCGCCGCGTACACATCCTCGCCAAAGAGGCTGTCGGGCTTGTCCGCGCCCTTGAACCAGATCACCGCGCCGTTCGGCAGCGTGATCGTCAGTTCGCTCTCGTTGAAGCGGTGGAGGCCGGGGGGCAGCGTGCGCTTCAGGCGACGGAAGGCGATCTTCGCCTGCGGGAAGATCGGCGCGACCCACCAGTAGTTGCGCCCCTCTTTGCCGCCGAATGCCTGCTCGTAGAGCCAGACGATGCAGCCGACCGTCTTCCCGGCCTTCGTGGATGCTTCGATCAGGCCGTAGCGTTCCTTGCAGAAGATCGCGTCGAGTTGCTTCTGGTACATCCATGGCCGGACGAACTCAATGGTCTTCGCCGGGCTCGTCGATGGCGGCGGGATCGGCGCGCTCGAAGCGGATCGTGAACGATATGGGAGCGCCATCCTTGCCCGTCACTTCCGCCGTCGTCTTCCGGCCGCCCCGCTCCTTGGCGATGTCGTCCAGCGTGCCGCGCAGTTGCGCCACCTGCGCCTGCTTGAATGCGGGCACCTGCACCGTTTTGCCCGTCGCGCTCATCTTCACGTCCATGCCGTAGAGACCGTCATCAAGATCGGCGCGCAACTCC